AACTACTGCATCAATACCACGCACTACACTATGTGTGCCTACTACTACTGCACCTTGATTATCTACAGTATTGTTAGCACCTAATACAGTTTGTTCCTTATTGTTGCCTACATAGTTGTTATACCCAATCACGCTTGCTTGGTCTGCTTCAATTGTTCCGTTGCCACCACCGATTACAACGCTATCATTTCCTGTTGCTTTGTTATCACGGCCTAGAACGATTGTGTTTGTTCCAGTAACTACTGTGTTCGCCCCTACGGCTATAGAATTGTAACCGCTTACTACTGGTGCTTGTGTGTTAGGCTCTACTGGCCCTGTTACAACACCACTTGCTAATACATTACCGCCAATTGTCCCCATAATCATTGTTGCTAATACTAATTTATTCATGTTTGTTTTCTCCTTTTACTGTCTACTTTCTGTCTATCTACTGTCTTTTCTGTCTATCTACTATCTTTTTTATTTGCCAGTACTACCATATCCACCATCGCCACGTTCTGTTTCGCTGAGTGTTTGAGCTTCTTCTACATCTACATTCAAATAAGGTGTGATAATCAATTGTGCGATGCGATCACCTCTTGAAATTTCATAATCTTTGCAAGATATATTTTCAAACTCAATGCTTAGTTCCCCTCTATAATCTGCATCGATATAACCTTGACTATTAGGTACTCTCAATGGTGTTTTACAAAGGCTACTTCTAGGTGCAAGAACCCCAACATATCCTTTAGGTATCTCAACCGCTACCCCTAATGGAATACGCTTCTGACTATCTGCATGTACTGTTATATTAAACGGACAATATATATCTAATCCTGCACTATCAATTGTTCCTCTAGTTGGTAATTTTGCGTACTCATTCATTAACTTTACTTTCACTTTTTTCACCTCTTGTTGTATCCGATTTCTATTAGTCTTTCTCTAATCGTTGTAAAGGATACGTTCATAATTTCTCCTATTTTCTGATATGTCATTCCTTGTTCTCTTAACGCTATGGCTTTATCCACATCAATCGGCTTTCGATGGTTTTGTTTAACTCCTTTTGTGAAATTAACCAATCCGAGCATGCGTAATGCTTTACTAACACTCATATCTGCATACACGCAAGCACCGAGTGCTAACCAGTTTTGACAATTAGTAGGTATCATCACTATACCTGCTTCCTTTATATACTTCGAACCAATCATCCGCCCTCATGGTGATTAACCATTTAGCATTATTTTTTCGATGGGCCACGATTGGCATCACTTGTTTATTTTCGCTATCGTGAATTGCTTGTGCCATTGCTTTGTCAATGTTCAATGCTTGTACACGTTTTACTTCAATGTGAATATTAGGTAACCCAACACAATCGCTGGCATCACCTGTATTTCCACAATACTGTTGCGTTCGCCTTACATCAAATCCATGTTCCTTACATAGACTAGCAAATTCACGTTCACCTCTTGCGCCCTTTTGCTTGCTATTTATTGGCAACGATCATCACCGCCATCTTTTAAGCATCGATTACACATTTTCTTGTACACATCAACATACGTCTCTCCATTATCTCCGTTATATGTAACTTCGATATACTTTTTGATATATACACCGCTTACCAATGCTTTCCAGTTTTGTAACGTTTTGCAGAACCATACTACATACATATCACTAGGTTCTAGTCTATCAGCACTGCAATTTAACTCATTTAATAAAACTGTTCTTGCTGCATTGATTGCTTTTTCTTGTAATTTGTACATATTTATCTCCTTACCTTTAGTCATTTACTGTACAGCCATA